CGGCTGCTTTTGTGCAGGGCATGATTGCTTCGATCAACTTCTCGGCAACCAACGGTCGTATTACTCTTGCGGGTAAGTCCGCCCAATCCGCGGCGGTGCTCCCAACGTGCGCCAACCTCCAGACGTACACAAACCTTCTGGCGAACGGATATAGCTGCTATGGATCGTTCGCATCGCGCAACGCCGGATTCACGTTCTTCTCGAACGGCAACATGCCTGGCAGTTTCCCGTGGGCGGATCAGTACATCGATCAAATCTGGTTGAGCGCACAACTCCAGCTGGCACTGTTGAATCTGTATACCGCTGTTAACGATATACCTTACGATCCGACCGGCTATGGATTGATCCGAGCGGCTTTGGTTGGACAGCCGACCGCGAACGGCGGGGTGACATTCGATGGGCCAATCAACAACGCGCTGAATGCTGGCGTGATTGCTCCTGGGGTGAGCTTGTCATCGACTCAAGCCGCTGCGGTAAACAATGCCGCTGGCGCCAACGTGGCGGGAACGATCCAGTCCAACGGTTACTACTTGCAGATTCTCGATCCAGGGGCGACGGCCCGCAATGCGCGTCAAACTCCAATCATCAATCTGTGGTACACCGATGGTGGGGCGGTCCAGAAATTCAGCCTCGCGTCAATCGACATTCTGTAAATCTGTTTTTGAAGGGGTGAAGTATGGGCGGATTTCTAAACGCACTGACCGGCGGAGCGAGCACGATTACGTCCGCAAATTCGGTCGTGACTATGACGGTTGCTAACCTTTTCGCTACAGGTGTCCAGCTTCAAGGCTATTCGACAGACAAAGCGTGGGATACTGCGGCGGTCGTTTTGACTGAAACGCAAATCGGCGTCGATGGGCGCAAGACGGCTGGCCTGGTATTCAACGCCGTCAAGCAGACTTATTCCTTTCAGGCCGACTCTCCCAGCGTTGCGCTTTTCGAGGCGATCTATGCAGCCCAGCGCGTTGCCCGCGATGTCTACTACATCTCCGCGATCATCGACCTTCCGGCCACAGGCCAATCCTATGTCTGTAACAAGGGGACGCTGGAGGATTACAACGCGGTTGCGTCGGCTGGGAAGGTGTTGACGATGCGCGAGTTTTCGATCAACTGGGCGTCAATTCAACCCGCATAGGTAGGAGTGATTTATGGCGCGTAAGATTTCGACATACACGGTGGACTCTGAGGGCAGGGATAAAGGTAAGCAATTCCTGCTCACAGAGATGGCCGCGACAAAAGCGGAAGACTGGGCAATCCGGGTCATGCTGGCGCTCGGAGCGGCAAATGTGGACATCCCCGACGGTGCTTTGCAGTTAGGCATGGCGGCGCTGGCGGAAATCGGACTCAAGAAGCTGTTTGCGATTGACGTCGTTTCGATCAGGCCTCTGCTTGCCGAATTGATGGAGTGCGCCGAATTCGTGCCGAATCCGCAGAAACCAGCGGTCAAGGTGGGATACCCGCTGTTTGAGAGCCAGGTCGAAGAAGTGAAGACGCTGCTCATGCTCAAGTGGGAGGTACTAAAACTTCATATGGATTTTTCTTTCGCCGCCGGCCTCTCCGAATCGCTCGGCAACACGCTGGAGGCGGCAAAGCACAAGTCGAGTATGCGAACGTCCCCAAAATAATTGGGGTAATTGTCGGTAGGAAACTGGCTACGCTGTTGGAGCTTCAAACGGTGTACGGCGAGGAGGATGCTCATAATTTACTTGAGATAATCGCCGTCGATTCAGAAAACGAGAGGGAGTAGACCATGTCCACAGTGATTGACAGCCTGATCGTCACCCTCGGACTCGACAGCAAAGATGTAGATGCAAAGGCTCCCGGTGTTCGCCAGAAACTCGCCGATCTGGAAAAGTCCGCAACGAAGACGGAACACGGCGTAAAGGGAATAGGAAAAGCATCTAAAGATACCGCTGGCGAGCTTACCGTACTTTCCGCAAAACTAGGCTCATTTCTCGCTGTTCTCGGCGGGACTGTGGCCGTCCGCGCATTCGTAAAAGACACCATTGAAACGAATACGCAGCTTTACTTTCTCTCTCGCAATCTGGAGATGAATACGCAAAAGCTCTTTGCGTGGGGCGTTGCAGCCCAAGAGCTTGGGGGCGGCAAGGGTTCGCTACAGAACTTCTTCCGTTCGATTGCGGCGATTCCTGGGCAGCTTCTTACGGGACAGACTCCGCCGTTATTGACTCTCTTCGCTCGGCTCGGCATAAACTTCAATGATGATCCCAATAAAATCATGATGGAGTTCGCCAAACGGTTTGAGGGTGTGGACCGCAAAAAGGCTTGGAGTTTCCTGTCGGCAAGCGGCTTAGACGATACCACGATAAATGAGATTCTGCTTGGTCCGTCCGCCATGAAAGCGCAGCAAGCTAGAGATAAGCTATTTGCACCGCCTAAAGCTCTTACAGACATATCGCCGAAGTTGAAAACTCAACTTGTAGACATCGGAGCGCAGTTCGTAAAGGTTGGATACGACCTACTAACGATGGCACTCCCCGCGCTTGAGAAGTTCCTGAGCATCTTAGAGTCTATCGGCGCATGGTCAGAGGGTCACGAGAAGATTGTAGCCGTCATTGCTGGCGTTGTAACGGCACTTACCGGCATCGTGGCTCTAGGATCGGCTGTGGGATACATAACTATCGGATTAGGAGCACTGTTGCCGATTCTTACCGCAGTCGGGTCCGCGCTCCCGACCGTCGCTGTGGCAGGCATCGTTGCGGCTCTGGCGGCAGGCATCGTCCTTCTTGCGCAGGATTACAAGGTGTGGTCCGAAGGCGGAACAAGCTTATTTGATTGGACAGAATTCGAGAAAAATGTTAGGAAAGCTGGGGAAGCCTTTGGCTGGCTTGGAGACAAGATTGAGAAAGCAACTGATGCTTTCAAGAAATGGCTTGTTGCGCATGGCGTTAAAGTACCCGATAACGCGGCGGGGGAGGCGGGGGCTTGGTACTGGAATCACATGACGCTTCCGGGTTTGCTTGGAATCAAAATCAAACCTCGTAAACCGGATGAGGTAGACTCTATCCTGGACCAAATCTTCACAAGGGAGGGATTTTACGACAGTTCATCGTCTGGGAAGCAAACCATCCCGCAAAAGGCGCACAACCCCGGAGATATTGAATACGGAGACTTCGCTATATCTCATGGGGCAACAGGGTATGTTCTTGCGCAAGGTGGCAAGAAAATCGCTAGTTTCCCCGATGACGCGACAGGCAAGGCCGCAGCCCGCGCTTTACTTGGGACAAAGGGGTACGCGGGACTGTCACGACAGCAAGCTATCTCGCGCTGGCAGACCGGATCAGCGCTGGCAAATGGCGTATCGAATGCGTCTAGCGTGTCTTCTTCCGTCTCGTCCGGCCCAAGCTCTAGTAGCGTCAGTACAGACAATAGCAAGGTAACGCACATTGGGACGATCAATCTGAGTAATCCTTCAGGAAGCGCAGCCATGACGCCTTCGATGGTTCGCGGGATGGATTGGAACACGCTTTTGACGCAGCAGAACTTTGGACTGTACTGATGCCACTGATACCCTACCCTTCGGTCCCGAACTATCCTGGCGTTCCAGCGATTCCCCGAACTGCGGCTGGAGCACCGAGCATCAATATCAGCATCGCGCCTGCGACAGAATGGGTGAATCAAGCACCTGGAGAATTGCCGTGGGGAATCTTTACTTTAGCAAATGCGCCAATCTATACGCCAACAGACGGCGGGACGCTTTCTGTTCTATCGTTTGGGTTCACTCGCGCCATGCAAGTAAGCGACTTCCCAATTGAGGCTAACAACGCGAATCAGGGAGCATCTTTTGCGAGTTTCAATAAAGTTTTCGTTCCGGCTAATCCAGTTGTCACTCTCGCTCTCAGCGGTACCGAGGGAGAGAAAATAGCCTTTCTTGCTGCGATTGATGCGGCCTGCCAGTCAACTTCTCTCTACAATGTCTACACCCCAGACGCCTCGTATAGCGGATCGCAGGGGGCTTGCACGATAGAGCGGTACAGCTACCAGCGCACGGCTACACATGGCGCCACCATGCTGATTGTGGAAGTTTCATTGAAGCAGATTTTACAGGTCACAGCGGCGCTGAGCAATGTGGCAAATGGGACAACTGCGATTACATCTCCGCAATCCCCAAGTGCTACATCTCAGGTGAGCAACGGAATCACGCAGCCTTCTACGCCCCAAACTTCATGGCTGGCGCGAATCTTCGGGGGCAGCGCGGTGGGGGTCCCGTAATGCAGCAGATCGTCCTTCAATCCGTGCCCTCACAGCAGACACAGGTTGTGCTTGATGCGCAGTCGTGCTCTATTTCCGTGTACGTTAAGAATCAGTGTATGTTCCTTGACCTGGCCGTGAATGGATCGCAGATCGCTTACGCCGTGCAATGCAAGAACCTCGTATCGCTTGTGCCTACATCCTACCTTGGCTTTTCGGGATGGATGGTCTTCTTCGATACGCAGGGGACAAATGATCCCGTTTACACTGGACTCGGTACGCGCTGGGTGTTGCTCTATCTCGACTCGGTGGACTTGGAGGCGTATGGGATCAGCTCCTAGTTCTTTCCAAAACACGAAAGCCTTGCGTTTCATTTTCACGCTGGCGAACGGATCACTGTTTTCCTCTGGGGGCCAAACGGGAAATACGATTACCCTAGAAGGGTTGCGAGCTTCTGTCTACATCGACAATGCGGGCGGAGCGATGATGGGAACGCTTCGCGCGCAAATCTTCGGCGTGACGGCAAGCGACATGAACAGGCTGACTAGTATGCTGTGGGACGACCTGGTGGTGAGCCCTTCGGGATCGTCGTTCGCGTTCAACTCGATTCAAGTATTCGCTATCGACGGCGCTCAGCAAACTCTTGTTTACAACGGAGATATTCTAAATTGCTGGGGTGTCTATACCTCGATGCCGAATGCGTATCTCTATGTCGAAGCGCAGATCGGTTATTCCGCGCTCGTGCAGCCCGTAGCTCCTCTCAGCATTGCAGCGAATACCGATGTAGCAACAGTCATGCAGCAGATCGCTTCCGGTATGGGATACCAGTTTGAGAATAACGGCGTGAACGCAGCGGTTTCCAAAGGTTCCTACTGGGGCAACACTCTAATGGAACAGGCCCGCTCACTCATGCAAGCCTATAAATTTTGGATGTACCTAGACAGCACAAAGCCTAATACGCTGGCTATTTCTCCTTACAGGCAAGCCCGCAATATGGCGGTTCCTCTCGTGTCTCCGCAGACCGGATTGGAAGGATACCCAATATTCAACAGTGCTGGAGTCAATTTCGAGACGCTATTCAATCCTGCCATCGCCTTTGGGGGCGCGGTTCAAATAGCTCAGACCGATCAAAATGTCCCAAAGGCGAATGGGACTTGGATCGTGGTGTCAATGTCGCATCAGCTTTCAAGCCAAACGCCGGGAGGTTCATGGAAGACAACCGTTAATGCAGTATCGCCAACAACCGGCGCGGCACAAGTGGGGGCATGATGGGATCGACTGTAAACCCGGCGGGAATGTTGCAACCCTCGACGCTATGGGGAGTACATAATAATCTCGCGTTCATCGTCCAACAGGCGCTCTCTAAGGTGCAGACGGCGACGGTCGTAAAGGTCATTGCCTGCTCAAATGCTGGCGGTGTTTCTCCTGTCGGCACGGTCGATGTGCAGATTCTGGTGAACCAAATCAGCGGGCAAAAGGTCGCCACGCCTCACGTAACGATGTACGGACTTCCATACCTACGCATCCAGGGCGGGGCGAATGCGGTAATTATCGACCCGCAACCGGGAGACATAGGGATTGCAGTATTCGCGAGCCGTGACATCACGACCGTAAAAAGCACTAAAGCGCAGGCAAGCCCAAACACGTTCAGGATGCACGACTTTGCGGATGGGATGTATCTTGGAGGATTACTCAATGGAACTCCCACCCAGTACGTCCAGTTTGGCTCAGGTGGGGTCGCTATCGTTTCCCCTGACACTATCACCCTCACCGCTCCAAACATCGTCCTGAATGGCGCTGTGGCCCAAAGCGGTGGCAATGTGACTATGGCGGAAGACCTCACGGTGGGCGGAGACGTGGTGGCTGATCTCACAGGCAGCACATTTGATGGAATCCCGTTTGCTACGCACGTCCACACGGGGGTAACATCGGGAGGAGCAAACACGGGGGTCCCAATCGCATGAGTTCACCCCTTAATACGCTGCTTTTAGATAATGTCGCATGGGACTTGGTCCTCGACTCCAACGGGAACATTGCGCTTGCAAGCCCACCCTACGCCGTCGCGCAGGATGTGGCGAGTGCCTGCCGCCTGTTTTTGGGGGAATTGTGGTATGACACCACCCAAGGAGTCCCGTACTGGCAGCAGTTTCTAGGCCAGAATCCAACCTCGTCGCAGGTCGCGTCGGCATTGAATAGCGCGGCATTGACAGTGCCGGGAGTGGTAACAGCGAACACGGTCATTACGTCGATTGCGGGCCGCGAAGTAAGCGGACAGGTGCAGTTTGAGACAACGGACGGAGAAAGCACAACGGTGAACTTCTGATGAGCACAAGCGTACCTCCGATTCAATGGCTCACGACCGGCGTCGTACTCCCCACTGATGCGGCGATCCTTGCGGGGGAGCAGGCGGACATAGACACGGCCTTTGGCGGCGGCGTCAATCCCTCTCTCTCTACTCCACAGGGCCAGATTGCATCGAGCAACTCGGCGGTCATCTCAGACAAAAACAGCGCCATTGCCTACATCGCAAACCAAGTCGATCCCCAATATGCCGAGGGGCGTTTCCAGGACGCGATTGGGCGCATCTACTTTATGACGCGGAACCCGGCTTCTTCCACGGTTGTGATTGCGACAATCGGCGGCTTGCCTGGAACCTACATCCCCGCTGGAGTTCTTGCGCTGGATACCTCACAGAACGTCTATCAGCTTCTAGGGGCGGTCACAATTGGCTTGAGCGGAACGATACCCGCAGAATTCGCAAACGTCGCAACAGGGCCGATCCCATGCTCAGCGGGGAGCCTCACACAGCTTTACCAGACCGTTCCGGGCTGGGATACGGTAACGAACGCGGAAGCGGGAATCATCGGCTCGGATGTGGAGAGTTCGCAAGCGTTCGAGCTTCGGCGGCAAAACTCCGTTGCGCTCAACAGCCACGGGACGGTAGATGCCATCTTCGCCAATGTGTACGCCGTTGCTGGCGTACTCGACTGCTATGTGATTGACAACCCTTCTGGGAATACGGTGGACTATGGACCGACAAATTACCCGCTTGCCCCACACTCGATTTATGTTGCGGTCGTTGGCGGCGCGGCCAGCGCAATCGCACAGGCTATCTGGAACGCAAAAGACGGCGGGTGCTCTTATAACGGGAACACGACAGAAACCGTCTACGATACCCGCTACGCTGCCCCTCAGCCTGCCTACGAGGTGACATTCGAGATACCGTCCCCTGTGGCGGTTTATTTCGCGGTAACAGTGACGAACGCGGCGGCGCTCCCTTCCGACTATGCGACTCTGATTCAAAACGCGATCATCGCACAGTTTAACGGAGAGAACGGCAATACTGCCGCTGGGATTGCTTCTCTGATTCTGGCGCTCAGCTACACAGGAGCGATCTTCGCAGCGGTCCCAGGGATATCGCTCGTTAGCGTTTTCGTGGGCCTGACGGCTTCACCAACTGGATATGAGGCGGCAATGGGAATTGACCAAGTTCCCACGCTCTCAGCAGTAAACGTGGTGGTAACGGCTATATGAATAATGTCCTCCAAACAGTTGTTTCGCAATGGGGAAACAGCCCAACCATCCTCGCGCTGATCGAATCGTTCAATGCGGCAGTTGATCCATCCGGCGACATAGATAATTTTCTTACGCACGTTTGGCAGGTGGACACAGCTCAGGGGGTGTTTCTTGACAACGTTTGGGGACGCATCGTTGGAGTAACCAGAACGATTCCGACCAGCCCGGTAACGGTGTTGACTGACGCGCAGTTCCTGGAATTGATT